AACTACAGAATTTGAATCAATAGAATCTTTTAGGGAATTTATTGATTCAATATTTTCTGAACCTGGTAAATATAAGTTTGATGAGACTGCATTGTTATTTAATGAACAAGCGGTCTCATTTAATAAGCAAGGTTTTTATTGTGATAAACCAATGAGGTCAAAAGACTTTATGACTTATTGGGAAGATCAAAAGAATAAATGCAGACAGGGTGTAATATACAAAAATAAAGGTAAAACTTGGTATCTCACTAGAGATTATTATATGTGGTTAAACTTCTTACCAATCTTTGATAAAGAAGAAAAGAAGTATGGTTTTGCAAAAGTAAGAGATGCTCAATATCATATGGCTCTATATGAGATAATGGCTGAGATTAATTATAAGCATGTTGCAATACTTAAAAAAAGACAGATAGCATCTTCCTATTTTCATATGGGTAAACTTATAAACATGTACTGGTTTGAAGAAGGAGCAGTATTAAAAATAGGTGCAGCACTAAAAGATTACATTAATGATAAAGGTTCATGGAAATTTTTAGATGAATATAAAACTTTTCTCAATGAACATACTGCTTGGTATAGACCGTGTACTCCAGAAAAAGTATTATTATGGGAACAAAAAATTGAAGTTAGAATAAATAATAGAAAAACTAATAAAGGTTTAATGTCTAAAATACAAGGTGCTTCTTTTGAAAAAAATCCAACTACTGGTGTTGGTGGACCTTGTACTTATTTCTTTCATGAAGAGGCTGGTATTGCTTCTAAAATGGATCAAACATTTGAATATATCAGACCTGCAATGACATCTGGTATGATAACTACAGGTATGTTTATTGCAGCAGGATCAGTGGGTGATCTTGATCAATGTGAACCATTAAAACAAATGATATTAAATCCAGAAGGAAATGATATATATGCAGTAGAAACTAACCTAATGGATGAAAAAGGAACCATAGGTAAATGTGGTTTATTTATACCTGAGCAATGGTCAATGCCTCCATATATTGATGAATATGGTAATTCATTAATTGAAGTAGCTTTAAATGCTATAAAAGAAGAAAGAGCACAATGGAAAAAAGATTTAACTCCAGAACAATATCAATTAAGAATATCTCAAAAACCAATAGATATTGCTGAAGCATTTGCATATAGACAAGAAGCAATTTTTCCTCAAGCAGTAATAAGTGAACAATTAAAAAGAATTGATGAAAAAGAATATGCATATGAGTTTGTAAAATTAGAAAGAACTGAAAAAGGTATTAAAGCTAGTAGAACAGATAAATTACCAATATTAGAATTTCCTGTAAATAAAAAGAGAGAAGATAAAACAGGATCATTAGTTGTATGGGAAAAACCAGTACCTAATCCTTCTTTTACTATGTATTATGCATCTATTGACCCTGTGTCAGAAGGTAAGACAACTACATCAGATTCATTATGTAGTATATTTGTGTATAAAAATCCTGTA